CTCACAAAGCTAAACAAGATGAGATCAATGGCAAGTTGGCGGGTTATGCTAACAAGTTATATGCTCATTGCCTTGTTAAAAATAATTTAAACTAGATCTTAATCCTGGTTGACACTACTAAAGTTCGTTCTTGGTGGTGTCATCCATGGTTCTCGGGTGCGCGTTATGGGGTTCGGATCCTGGGTGGTAGGTATGATACCTAGCGACAACATCAATAAACAAAAGACAAATCAATCATTGAGAGGATTATAAGAGGATTAACTCTTAGATCTGCATATAAAAAGAATAAAATCACGCGGAACAAAGGGGGTACACCCGAATTTATAGCCGCATTTTTTAAAAATATATAACTTGGGAATTTCACACACATACACATACACGCATGAGAAAAGAACACAAAAGCAAAACTGGAGGATTAACAGAGCGGGGGAGACAATTCTTTAAGAACAGAGATGGTTCTAATTTAAAACCACCCGTTAAAGCTGGTAAGAACCCACGAAGAGTTAGCTTTGCTGCCAGGTTTGCTGGAATGAAAGGCGCAATGAAAGATGACAAAGGTAAGCCTACAAGAAAAGCTCTGGCTCTCAAGAAGTGGGGATTTAGCTCAGTAGCCGCAGCTAGAAATTTTGTGAAAAATAATAAGAAGACAGCATGAATAAATATACAGACACTTTAATAACCGCTATGGTTTTTACCAACGAAGACACTAACGGATTGGTAATACACCTAAACGGATTTGAGAATGAACAGCACGCTCACAAGTTTGTAAAAAAATTAATGAAGAACAGCGGCATCGAATATAAATCAATTAAAGACATTTTTGATTTACCAACAATACATTAGGAGGATTAATGAAACTTAAAGATCACATTCCACATATTGTTAAGGAACATAAAACAATCTGTGCAGTTGTAGCAGTAGTAATTATTGTATTAGCTATTTTATAATGAAAGTTGAAATACCCTATACACCACGACCCCTACAAGCGGAGCTGCACAATCAGCTTTCCGAATATAGATTTGCGGTGTTAAGTTGTCATAGAAGATTTGGCAAAACTGTCTGTATGCTAAACCACCTAATCCGTGCAGCATTACAGAATAATTTGAAAAATCCTAGGTACGCTTATATAGCTCCAACTTATAAGCAAGCGAAAGCTATTGCATTTGATTATTTAAAAATGTTTGCTGGACCAATACCAGGCACAACTTTTAATGAAACTGAATTAAGATGCGATTTACCAAATGGAGCTAGAATAACTTTATTATCTAGTGAGGCGGGGGATAGTTTAAGAGGATTATTTCTTGACGGAGTTTGCATAGATGAGACGGCACAAATAGAACCGAAGTTATGGAATGAAATAATAAGACCCGCATTATCTGATAGAAAAGGTTTTTGTTATTTTATTGGTACTCCAGCGGGGATGGGAAATTTATTTTACGAATTATATCAATATGCTTTAAGCGATGATAAGTGGATGACTTATACAGCTAAGGCAAGTGAAACTAATATTATAGACCAGGAAGAGTTAGATGCAGCCAAAGCTCAAATGGGAGATACAAAATATCGGCAAGAATTTGAGTGTGATTGGATTGCAAATATCGAGGGATCTATATTTGGAGATATAATAAAAAATTTAGAAGAAAGAAAACAATTAACTAGAATAGCTTATGATCCTAGCCTGGAGGTTCATACCGCCTGGGATCTAGGAGTGGATGATAGTACAGCAATTGTTTTTTTTCAAAAGTTAGGAAACTCTATTTTAGTAATTGATTACTATGAAAATAGGAGAGAGGGTCTTCCTCACTATGTCCAGGTTATAAAAGATAAAGATTATATTTACGGAGAGCATTACGCTCCACACGATATAGAAGTCACAGAATTTTCAACGGGTAAGACTAGATTAGATGTAGCTTATCAGTTGGGGATTAGGTTTAGAATTTTACCTAAGATTAGCCTGGAGGATGGTATCCACAGTACAAAGATGGTTTTACCTAGATGTTGGTTCGATATAGAAAACACAAAACCATTAATAGATGCGCTTAGACAATACCATCGAAAGTATAATGAAAAAATTAAAATGTTTTCTAATAAACCAGTTAAGGATTGGTCTAGTCATGCAGTAGATAGCGTGAGGTATATGGCAATATCTTTAAATGATTTACCAGAAAAAAATAAACCAAAACAAACTTATTCATTAAACGAATATTCAATACACGGAGACTAACATGGGATTTATGAAACCAAAGATACCAGCGATGCCACCTATTCCAGAAGTAAAACCTTTACCCGAGCCGCCAAAGTATGATGATGCGCAAAGGGAAGAAGACGCTGCAAGGAAGAGAGCAAGATTAAGAAATCAAAGAACTGGAAGATCATCAACTATTCTTACTGGAGCTGATGGCTTAGAAGATGACGATAGTAAGATAACAAAGAAAACTTTATTAGGAGGATAGTATGGGAGGAGTAGCAAGAGTTATAAACCCACCAAAACCGCCAGCACCACCCGCAGCTCCCGTAGTTGTGGCTCCAACGAAACCAGAAGTTTCTCAGGCAACAGCTTTAGCTAAAACAGATATGGCTAGAGGTAAAGGTAGATCCAGTACAATATTAACTGGAGCTAAAGGTTTAGGAGACAATCAATTAACAACATCCAAAAGAACTTTATTAGGAGGATAAATGGCAATAGACAAAAAAGCCAAAGCGATACTGGATAAGTATCAAACGCTAAAAGCGCAAAGATCTACATGGGAAGACCATTGGCAAGATGTTGCTAATTATTTTTTACCAAGAAAATCTAACATTACATTAAAGAGAACCAGAGGAGACAAAAGGCATGACCAGATTTATGATGGTACTGCAACTCATGCTCTCGAGTTATTATCTGCATCTTTAAATGGAATGCTAACAAATACTATATCTCCATGGTTTGTTTTAAAATACAGATCTGAGATGATGAACCAGGATGACGAGGCAAAAGAATGGTTAGAGAGCTGCGCAAATATTATGCAGCAAGTATTTCAAAGATCTAATTTTCAACAAGAAATTTTTGAATTATACCATGAGCTGCTAGCTTTTGGTACATCTGCAATGTTTATTACAGATGATGTTAAAGATGATTTAAGATTTAAAACTATTCATATCTCAGAAATATATATAACTGAAAATGAAAAAGGCATGGTGGATTGCCTGGTTAGAAAATTTCAAATTAAAAATAAAAATATACCAGCTATGTATCCAGATGCACAGCTAACACAATCTTTAGTTAGAAAAATTCAAGATGCTCCATACGATGAAACAACTATTATTCATTCTGTATCTCAATCAGATATGCCGATGGGATATGAAAGCAATAAGAATATGGATTTTGTATCTTGTCATGTTCACGAAGAGAGCGGTGTAATTTTAAGAGAAAGTGGATTTAGAGAGTTTCCGTATGTGGTTCCTAGATATTTAAAATCTAGCAGCAATGAAATTTATGGAAGATCTCCAGCAATGAATGCGCTGCCAGATGTTAAGATGTTAAATACAATGTGCAAAACTACAATCAAAGCTGCACAAAAACAAATCGACCCACCATTAATGGTTCCAGATGATGGTTTTGTTTTACCAGTAAGAACTGTACCTGGAGGATTAAACTTCTACAGATCTGGTACTAGAGAAAGAATTGAACCATTAAACATTGGAGCTAACAATCCAATAGGATTACAAATGGAAGAGCAAAGAAGAAAAGCTATTAGAGAAAACTTTTTTGTCGATCAATTGATGATGATCCAAGGTGTGAACATGACAGCTACAGAAGTTATGCAGCGAACTGAAGAAAAGATGAGATTACTTGGACCAGTATTAGGCAGACTACAATCTGAGTTATTGCAGCCATTAGTGACTAGATCTTTTAATCTGTTATTTAAAAATGGTAAGTTTCCACAACCACCAGAAACTGTAGCAGATCAAGATGTAGAAATTGAATATGTATCTCCATTAGCTAAAGCTCAAAAGACACAAGAGCTTTCATCTGTGATGAGAGGTATAGAAATATTTGGTTCATTACAAAATGTAGCTCCAGTATTTGATTACTTAGATGTTGATGGTTTAGTAGATCATATTAAAGATGTATTAGGCTTACCAGCTAAAGTGATGAGATCTAAGGCAGAAGTACAAGAAATCCAGCAACAAAAGCAGCAACAACAAATCGAGCAAGCTGAATTACAGCAAGCTCAACAAGTAGCTGAGAGTGCTGGTAAAATCGCTCCAGCTTTGAAAGCGGGGTTATTAAGTGAATGAGAAAGATATAAAACAATTATCAATAAACTACAAAACGACTTTTGGATCAGAGAGCGGTCAATTAGTGCTTGAAGATCTTAAAAAGAGATGCAGTTTTAATTCAACTACTTTTGTTCAAGGAGATAGTCACGATACTGCATTTAGAGAGGGACAACGAGCCGTTGTCTTATTTATAAATAATATGCTCAACAAAAAGGAGAAATAACAATGTCGAGTGAAAATCAAGAGGTAGCAGCAACGGAGCAAGCTCCTACGCTGTCTGGAGATACGAATACTCCAACACAAAATACTGATTGGAAAGCTAGTCTTTCTGATGAGATAAGAAACGAAAAATCTTTAGAGAATATTTCTGATATAGAAAGTTTAGCTAAAAGTTTTGTTCATGCGCAAAAATTAGTAGGTGCAGATAAAATTCCAGTACCTAATAAATTTGCAACAGAAGATGATTGGAATAAAGTTTATGAAAAACTTGGAAGACCAAAGTCTGCTGATGAATACAAGTTTAATTTACCAGAAGATAAAACTGTCGATGAGACAGCATTAAAAGGTTTTGCAGAGCAAGCGCATAAGCTAGGTTTATTACCTGGTCAAGCAGATGGCGTTGTAAAATTTTATAATGATATGATTGGTCAAGAATTGTCTAATGCAAATAGTATTGCAGAGGCAGCTAGAAATAAAGCTACTACTGAATTAAAAACAGAGTGGGGTCAAGCATACGATCAAAAATTAACAGCTGCTAACAATGTAGTTTCATCTGTATTCCCTCCAGGGTTTATGAGTATGAATATGGAAGATGGAACTAAGATTGGAGACAATCCAGCTGTTATAAAAGCGTTTGCAATGCTAGCTGAAAGAATGGGAGAAGACAAAATTGTTCAAGGAGATGGACCAATTATGCAAACTCCTAAACAAATAGACAAAGAAATAAATACTTTAACAGCTCCAGGTTCAGCTTATTGGGATAAAAACCATCCGAACCATCGAGACGCTGTTGCAGAAGTTTTAGCTTTACGGGAACAAAAATCATCTGTATAGCTGAAATATATTTGGATAATCAATCCGACCCAAATTGACACCAGGAAAAGTCTGGGATCCATGAGATCTAAAACCGAGGAGCGACCCGCAAGGATAATCATCCGTTTTAACATAAACAACAACACTAACCAAAGAGGGAGACAATTATGTCAACTCAAATAACTACAGCATTCGTAGAACAATACTCTTCGAATGTAAGTATGCTATCACAACAAATGGGTAGCAAATTAAGAGGTGCTGTGGATGTTGAAACTGTAAGAGGAAAAAATGCGTTCTTCGATCAAATCGGAGCAACAGCAGCTGTAGCTAGAACAACTAGACATGGCGCAACTCCTCAAGTGGATACTCCCCATAGTAGAAGACGAGTTAGCCTTTCAGATTTTGAATGGGCTGATTTAATAGATGATCTTGACAAAGTGAGAATGCTTGTTGATCCAACTTCTAACTACGCTAAAGCAGCTGCTGCAGCGATGAATAGAACTATGGATGACCAAATCATTGGAGCTTTGGGTGGATCTGCAGATACTGGCGTTGCTGGTGGAACTGCAGTTGCATTACCATCATCATCTAAATTCTCAACTGCACAACAAACAGACGGATTAACAATAGCTAAATTGTTAGAGACTAAGTATTTCTTTGACAATGGGGATGTAGATCCTAGCTTAAAGCGTTTTTTCGTTTGTGGTCCAAAACAGATCCAAGATCTATTAGCGACAACAGAAATTAAATCTTCTGATTTTAATACTGTAAAAGCTCTAGCTCAAGGAACTATCAACTCGTTTTTGGGTTTTGAATTTATTATGTCAACTAGACTTAATAATGACGCAACTAACACAGACGATAGATTATGTTTTGGTTTTACAGAAGACGCAATCAAATTAGCGATTGGTGCTGATGTAAAAGCTAAAATCACAGAGAGAGATGACAAATCTTACGCAACTCAAGTGTACTACTCTATGGCTATTGGAGCTACTAGAATGGAAGAAAGTAAAGTTTTCCAAGTACCTTGTGATGAGTAATAGTCACTAGAAATTTTAGGCGGGGAAAGCGAGAGTGGAACCCGCCTAGAATGTCAAACTAACTAATAGGAAATAATAATGTCACTTTACAAAAATATTAATGCGAGGAAACGAGCTGGTACTTCAAGACCAAAATCTAAAAGTACAATCACAAAAAAAGCATATTCTAATATGAAAGCTGGATTTCCAAAAAAAAAGAGGAGAGCATAACAAATGGCTAGTGTCGTTCAAATTTGTAATTCTGCGCTCAATCAGCTAGGAGCTGCGAGTATTACTTCACTTACTGACAATTCTAAAAACGCAAGACTTTGCAATGAGCGATATGCTACTGTTAGAGATGCAGTATTTCGAAGTCATCCCTGGAACTCATTAATTAAGAGACAACAACTGGCTCAAGATACTGCAACTCCAGCTTATGGTTTTTCTTATCAATTTACTTTACCAAGTGATTGCCTAAGACTTTTAAATTTAGATGCTTACAATTCAGATCACAAAGTAGAGGGAAGAAAAATTCTTTGCAACGAAAGTGCAATCAAAATTAGTTATGTTTCTCAAGTGACAGATCCTAACGAAATGGATGTGTTATTAAGAGAAACTATATCAGCTGGTCTAGCTGCAGATATAGCTTATGCAATTACAGCTAATCTCCAGGTAGGAAAGTTGATGCAAGAAAAATACGAATACAAACTATCACTTGCTAAACATACAGACGCTAGCGAGGGATACAATGTTGATCCAGCAAATGGTCAAGTAGATCAAATCTTAACAGAAGATTTTATAACAAGTAGATATTAATATGGGAAAACAATTACTATCAATCCCTAGCTTTACAGCGGGGGAGATGAGCGACAGTATGCAAGGAAGAACTGACTTTGCTAAATACTTTTCTGCTGCGTCTCGTATTGAGAACTTTGTTGTATTACCCCATGGACCAATAACTAGAAGACCAGGAACTTATTTTGTAGCAGAAGTTAAAACAAGCTCAGCTAAAACAAGATTAATTCCATTTAGTTTTTCAACTGAACAAACTTATGTTTTAGAGTTTGGCAATCAATATATAAGATTTTATAAAGATGATGGTCAAATAACATCTGGTGGATCTGCTTATGAAATTTCATCTCCATATACTACAGCACAATTGTTTGATCTTAAATTCGCACAATCTGCAGATGTCATGTATATATGCAACGAAAACCATCCCGTAAAAAAATTATCAAGAACTGGTCATACATCCTGGACTTTAGCAGATGTTGATTTTACTGATGGACCATACCTAGATAGCAACACCTCATCTACAACAATGACCCCTAGCGGAACTACTGGATCTATAACTATAACTGCCAGCAGCTCTACTTTTGTTTCAACCGATGTAGATAGATTTATAAATTTTTCAAATGGCTATGCTAAGATAACTGCATTTACTTCTGCTACAGTTGTTAATGCAACTGTTGAAAATGATTTTGATAATACTACTGCTGTCACAGATTGGAAGTTAGGAGCTTTCTCTACAACAACGGGTCATCCTAGATGTGTATCTTTCTTTGAACAAAGATTAGTTTTTGCTGGAACTTCTAATCAACCACAGACTATGTTTTTTTCTAAGTCTGGAGATTATGAAAATATGACATCTGGAACAAATGATGATGATGCTATGATTTATACTATTGCATCTAACCAGGTCAACGCAATCCAAGCATTAAAAGCTACAAGAACTTTAATTGTAATGACAACGGGTGGAGAGTATGCTGTATCTTCTGGAGCAGCTCAAGATGCTATAACACCAACTAACATTAATATTAGAAAACAATCTAACTACGGATCTTCTGGTGTTGATGCTTTATCAATTGGAAACGCAACAATATTTTTACAAAGAGCAAGAAGAAAAATTAGAGAGCTAGCTTATAACTTTGATACAGATGGTTATACAGCTCCAGATCTTACAATCTTAGCAGATCATATTTCAGAAAGTGGTTTAACAGATATGTCTTATCAACAAGAACCATACTCTGTTGTGTGGGCGGTAAGAGCTGATGGTCAAATGGCTGGATTAACTTACAATAGATTAGAGAATGTAGTTGCCTGGCACAGACACATCTTCGGAGGAAAATCTGATACTGGTAAAACTGTTAAGCAACAAAAGATTTCATTCACAGCAAATTCAACAAATGTTAATACCACATCAAATCAAATTACAATTACGGGTCATGGTTTAGCTACGGGAGATCAAGTTTATTATTATGCTGCATCTAATAAGATAGGTGGATTATCAAATTCTAAAGTTTATTATGTTATTAATGTTGATGCTAATAATATTAAATTAGCAATATCATCTTCTAACGCCTCAGCTAATACAGCTATTAGTTTAACCTCAGCTCCTGGATCTGACACAACACAATTTATTTATCAAGGTGTAAATATTAATAATAATATTTTATTTGTATCAGCTCATGGATTTAAAAGTGGCAATCATATTTTTTACAAAAATTCTGGTACTGCTATCTCTGGTTTATCTGAAAATACAAAATATTTTGTAGAAAAAATAGATGATAATCAGATACAATTATATTCTGATGAGGCTAGAGAAACTGTGGTCAATTTAACTTCTGCACATAGCTCAGAACAAACTGATAAAATTTTAACTCATGCTAAAGTAGAAAGTGTAGCTTGTATAGATGGCGATGGAGAAGAGGATCAAGTTTGGGTTATTGTTCAAAGATATATTAATGGAGCTACAAAAAGATATGTTGAATATTTTACTCCATTTGAGTTTAACGAAGATCTAACTGCATTCCATTTTTTAGATAGTGGATTAACTTATACGGGTGGAGAAACTTCTACCTTATCTGGTTTAACTCATTTAGAGGGAGAAGTAGTAGATATAATCGGAGAGGGATCCGTACAAAATTCAAAAACTGTTAGCTCGGGTTCAATTAACCTGGACACAGCAATTGAAGAGGCACAAGTAGGATTATTGTATTCTTCTGATTTACAAACGATGAGATTAGATGAGGGTTATACAGAAACAACACAAACTAAAACTGTAAGAGTTTTTGATCTATCTGTAAGATTTCAAAATACAGTTGGAGCTAGTGTTGGACCAAGCTCAGATAATTTAACTAATATAGATTTTAGAGATAGCGGAGCTAGTATGGATTTACCCGTTCCATTATTTACTGGCGATAAACAAATTGAGTTTGATGCTGGACACGGAGTAGAGGGATTAATTTATGTTAAACAACCTCAAGCTCTACCAATGACTATTCTAGGTATATATCCACGATTGGAGACAGAGAGTGTCTAAAGTTGTAATTGTACCTTTTGAAAATAAACACGCTGAACAAATATTAGAGATTGGTTTAAACAGCAAATTATTAGAGCTGAAACCAGAACATAAAAAATATGCTTACTACTTAAAAGAAGTTGGTATGTCGTTCACGGGTTTAGTCAATAACAAACCCATAGCGGCTGGAGGTGTATTTACACTTTGGGATGGCGTTGCCGAGGGGTGGGTCTTGGCTACAAAAGATATTTATAAGTATCCAATTTTTTGCGCAAAGCATATAAAGAAAAGAACTGAGATGCTTATAAAAAATAATAAAATAAAAAGATTACAAACAAGTGTCAAAGCAGATTGTGAAATGGCAATCCGATTTGCTAAATGGCTAGGTCTTAATCCAGAGGGAGTAATGCAAAAGTATGGTCCCGATGGAGAAGACTTTATTAGATTTGCGAGGATAGAAAGATGAGTTTTTTTGGAGATATATTTGCGGGTAAATCAGCACAAGCAGCAGCTAATTATAATGCTGCAATAATAGATCGTAATGCAAAAATAGATGACCAAAGAGCTGAACAGTTAATGTCTGTTCATAACGAATACTCTTTACCAAAATTTGACAAAACAGTAGAGATGGTTCAAGGCAAAACTACTGTAGCTTATTTATCTAGTGGAGCTGAAATGTCTGGAACTGTTATTGAGGCATTATACGATCAACAGTTAGAGTTTGATAGAGACAGAGATATTATGAATTATAATGCTGAAAACGCTAGAGATGCATTATACAACGAGGCAATACAAAAAAGAGCAGATGCAGATCTTCAAAGATGGAAAGGTAAAGTTGCTAAGAAAGCATCTTACTATGCAGCGGGACAAAGTTTATTAGACTTAGGAACAGCGGTAATGACGGGGTAATTTATGGCAATAAAACTATACAAATCAGAATTGCAACCAACATCAGAAACTTCAAATGTTTATGATAGAAGACAGATAAGTTTATCTGAGGCATCATCTATTGGCAATGCCATGAAAGGAATGCTTAAATCTGGAGAAAATTTTTACATAAAACATCAACAAATAAAATCTGAAAACGAAGTTTTAGAAAAGAAAAAAGAAGTGATGGCTGGCAATAATCAGTTTGAGGGACTTTCTTCTCATAAATTAAAAGCTAATAATATGAGCGATCCAGATAAAGCCACAGCTTATTATGCAAGTGAAATACAAAAAGTTAAAAATACAGAGCATAACTTTACTGGTTTATTTGCAAAGAAATATTTTAACAAC